TTCAGCAGTGTTGCTCCGTGATGGTTGGTCTGACGCAGAAGCTCGAGCAAAGGACAGTGAGAATGTCTTCAAGCGAGCAGAAAAGAAAATGCTCAAGCTGGTTCTTCGTATCTGTCGAGACCTCGGCGGTCTCACGCTCAAGTTGAGTGACATTGATATGAAGTTTACTCGCCGTAACTACGAAGCCATTCAGAGTAAATCTCAAGTCCTTATCTCCATGCTCCAAGAGCCTAAGATTCACCCACAGTTGGCGTTCCAGCATAGCGGAATGTTCTCTGACGCTGAATCTGCTTACACCATGAGCATGAAGTATTACGAGGAGCAACAGGAGAAAGCCGCTGAACTGGCTAAGAAGACCACTCCCGATGATTCCGGGGACGATGATAATAACCCGGACAATAACGATATTTAAGCGGTAAGCCGCTGTGAATATAGGCAGAGAAGCCTTAAATCGCAATAGTCAGAGAAGACTTAAACCGCAAACATTGTCACAGAAGACATTAAAAGACAGGAGGATTTCAACATGGCAAAGATTGACATTAGCAAGATTGACGGCTATGCCGACATGACCCCGGAACAGAAAATCGCCGCTCTTGAAGCGTTTGAGACCGAAGACCCCGATTACAGCGGATATGTAAAGAAGGATATTTTCGATAAGACAGCTTCCGAGCTTGCGGCTAAGAAGAAGGAGCTGAATGAAAAGCTCACCGAGGACGAGCAGAAAAAGCAGAAGGAACAGGAGGAACGTGAGGAGTTACAGTCCAAGTACGACAAACTGCTCCGTGAAAGCGAAGTTTCCAAGTTCAAGGCGAAGTTGCTCGGCATGGGTTACGAGGAGAAGCTGGCTGACGCTACCGCAGAAGCAATGGCTGATGGTGATACCGAGAAGGTCTTCGCAAATCAGAAGAAACATCTTGAGAATGTCGAGAAGAAGGTTCGTGCGGAAGCCCTTAAAGATACACCGAAACCGACCCCAGACGGAGATTCCAAGACAATGACCCTTGAGAAGCTCCGCAAAATGTCTCCACAGGAGCGTTATGACTATTCTGTGAAGAATCCCGAGGACTACAAAGCCCTCTACACCAATAACGATACAGGAGGTAATGAGTAATGGCTCATAAGATTTATGACAATTTCTATCTCTCCAACGAGGTAGAAGACCAGTTCAATTCCCACCTCGATTTACAGCAGTTCTGTACTGTTGATAACTCTCTCGTGGGTACTGCTGGTATGAAGCGCAAGATTAACGTCTACAAGGCTACCGCTGGTACGGAGAAGCTGAAAATGGGCGAAGGTAACACCAAGAGCATTGAGGTTTCTTTCACCCCGGAGGAGTACGAGATTCAGCTCGCACAGAACAAGTTCCAGTATTATGACGAACAGGAAATGACTGACCCTATGCTCGTTCCTGTCGGCACTCGTCACATGGGTACTGATATGTTCAATACCGTAAACGGCGATGTGTACGGCGAGTTCAAGAAGGCTACGATGGTCGTTCCTACTGCGAAGATTGACTTCGCCGCATTTGTGGACGCTGTTGCCAATCTGAACATCGAAAGCACTGACAATCAGCCGGAGAAGGTTGCTCCGCAGACTTTCGCTTTCGTACACCCGGGCGATACTGCCGAGCTTCGTAAGAACCTCGCAGAAGACCTCAAGTATGTGGAAGCGTTCGCTCGTGCTGGCTACATCGGTACTGTTGGCGGCGTGAACATCTACACCAAGAAGGACGCTACGAAGGGTACTATCGTGGTTGCTACTCGACAGGCAGTTACCATCTTCAATAAGAAGGGTGTCGAGGTTGAGACTGACCGTAACGGCGATATTCGTCAGAACACTATTTGGTCTCGTAAGTATTACCTTGCGGCTCTGACTGACGCTACCAAGGCAGTCAAGATTTTCAAGGGTACTGCTACTGCCACTGCGGACACTACGGTTTCCGAGGGCAAGGTTTACTACGCTAAGACCGACAACGGCTACATCGTTGGTAAGCCTAAGACCAACCCGAAGACCGAAGGTTTCTACGAGATTGCCTAAGTAAAGGAGGTGGACAACATGACCGAGGAAGAAAAGCTGATTGCTCTCAAAGCGATGGTCGGTGGTTCGGACAGTGACGAAGTGCTGTCCACCTATCTCAAACTGGCTGGTCGTAAAATCATCAATCGAGCATATCCGTATGATTCCAGCGTAACGGAAGTTCCGGCACAGTACGACACTCTCCAATGCGAGATTGCCGCTTATATGCTGAACAAGCGTGGTGCGGAGGGTCAGACCTCTCATTCCGAGAACGGTATCTCCCGAAGCTATGAAAATGCTGATATTCCGTCCTCAATGCTCAAGGTGGTTACTCCTCATGTGGGGGTGATTAAATGAGAATGATGGTACGAAATAAGAGCAAATTCTACTACGCTCTGTACAAAGAGAAAGTCCCTAAGACGGACGAATACGGAAATGTTACAGGGGAATATGAAATCATTCGAGACAACCCGGTAGAGTTCTCCGCTAATATCTCTGCCGCCAAGGGTGAAACAAGCACCCGGCAGTTCGGAGAAAGTGAAAGCTATGACAAGGTAATTGTCATGGGGACGGACGCTCCCCCTATTGACGAGTACACAGTGCTATGGGTCGATAAAACGCCACAGGTTGATGAAACCGGGGCTTTGGTTACAAATGATGATGGTGAGGTCATTACTCCTCACGATTATATCGTTAAGAAGGTAGCCAAGAGCTTGAACAGCGTGTCGGTTGCGATAAGCAAGGTGACTGTCAGTGGGTAGGAAAATTATCTCATTCGGATTGTCAACGAGTGAAATCAACCGAGCTATGAAAGAGCTGGCTGATTACAAACAAGAAATCCTTAGAAAAACAGAACTCCTCCGAGAGAAAGTAGCCGAACGGCTGGCTGATGAAGCGAAAAGCGGATTCAGCGGTGCAATCGTTGACGAGCTGATTCTCAAAGGAGGGCAAACTTCTCCACGATACGCACAAGTCGATGTGTCGGTTGACAATCGAGGGTCGGTTACTGTCGTTGTCGCAAGTGGTGAAGACGCTGTGTGGGTTGAGTTTGGTGCTGGTGTCTATCATAATGGCTCTCCCGGTTCGTCCCCTCACCCTCACGGTGCGGAACTGGGAATGACAATCGGTGGATTCGGTAAGGGTAACGGCAAGAAAGAGGTTTGGGGATTCTACGAAAATGGCGAATTGAAGCTGTCTCGTGGTACTCCGGCTCGTATGCCGATGGCTCTTGCAATCACCACCGTTTGCAATGATATTCAGTCTATCGCAAAGGAGGTGTTCGGGTGATTGACATTGAGACAGAGGTATTCAGTATCGTGTCCGCAGAGGTGCGAAAGAAATACCCGAAAATCTATATGACTGGCGAATATGTCAAGTCTCCACCTTCCTTCCCTTGTGTCTCTCTCATTGAGACAAACAATCAAGTTTATCGAAACACTCGAGATTCCGGGTGTATCGAAAACCACGCACAGGTGCTTTACGAGGTGAATGTCTACTCTAACAAAACGAGTGGCAAGAAGACTGAATGTAAAGCAATCATCGCTCTCATTGATTCCAAGATGGAAGCACTCGGTTTCACACGAACCCTTATGAACCCTGTTCCCAACGAGGAAGACGCAACGGTTTACAGAATGGTGGCTCGATACAGGGCTATCGTCTCTAAAAACAAAACTATTTATAGGAGGTAAACAAGCATGGCTATTAGCACTTACAAGATTTTTCTCATGCAGAAGAACACTTCCGCATGGGAGAAGCTGATTGACATTAAGGAGTTTCCCGACCTCGGCGGTGCGCCGGAAATGCTGGAAACTACTACTCTGTCTGACAAAATGCAGACTTACATTCCGGGTATTCAGTCCCTCGATTCTCTTGAGTTCACTGCGAACTACACTCTCGAGGAGTACAAGAAGCTGAAAGCACTGGAAGGTACGGAGAAGGAGTTCGCCGTTTGGTTCGGTGGTACGGAAGCTGGCGATACCGTCACTCCTACTGGTGACAGCGGTAAGTTCAAGTTTAAAGGCTCTCTGTCTGTTTATGCTAACGGCGGCGGCACGAATGAGGTTGTCGAAATGACTATCACTATCGCTCCGTCTACTGTTATCAGCATGGACGCATAGTAAGGAAAAATAAGGAGGATAAATCATCATGGCAAAGCAGTTGAAATTCACTTTCAAGGATAAAGAATATGTCCTTGAGTTCACTCGCAGAACGGTTACGGAAATGGAGAAGAAGGGCTTCGTTGCGGCAGAGGTCGAGAACAAGCCTATGTCCACTCTCCCGGCACTGTTTGAAGGTGCGTTCCTCGCACATCATCGTTTCGAGAAGAAGGAAGTTATCAACGAAATCTTCTCCCACATGACGAACAAGGAGGAGCTTATCGGTAAGCTGGCAGAAATGTACAACGAGCCGATTATGGCACTGGTCGAAGAACCCGAGGAATCTGAGGGAAACGTAAGCTGGACAGCGAGTTGGTAAGTGATTCGCTGTTGACAGATGAATCCGCTAACAAGGGGAGCGAGCGTGAGAATCGCTCTGCTCCCCCTTCTTATTCGGAGATTTTTCTCGCAAAGTTCCCCTATTACTTATCAATAGGCATGACGGAAGAACAATACTGGGATAGAGATTCCACTCTCGTGAAGTCCTACCGCAAAGCGGAGGAGCTTCGCAAAGAGAGGGTCAATCAAGAAATGTGGTTACAGGGTATGTATATCTATGACGCTATTTCTCGTCTGTCTCCGATTCTTCGTGCTTTCGCCAAAAAGGGAACGAAAGCCCAACCTTATGTTGAGGAAGCATATCCCATCAATAAAAAGACAGTGGAGGAAGCAGAACTCAAGAAGGAAAAGGCTAAGTCTGAAAAGGGTCTGCGCTATATGCAAGCGTATATGGTACAGGCAAATAAGCAGTTACAAGAAAGGAAGTGAGTTTTATGCCTACTACAATCGAACAACTCGAATTGGAAGTTCAGTCGAGTTCCACCTCGGCTGTCGCTGGTATAGACGCTCTTTCCGCTTCTTTGTCCAAACTCAAAAATGCAGTTAGGGGCGGTGTCGGATTAACAAGCGTTGCAAATCAAGTACGCAATCTCGATACCGCCCTTAAAAGCATGGATAGTTCCGGGGCAGACAAGATTGACAAGCTCGCTTCCAGTTTGGAAAAACTGAAAGGTCTCGGCAGTCTCAAGATTTCGTCTTCCATCGGAAATCAGCTCCATAACATCGGTAGTGCCGCCGCTTCCCTCACTGGTGTAGATTTCAGTGCTATGGAGAAGTTGGGTACAGCACTTCAACCGTTGAACAATCTGAACGCTTCCGGGCTAAAGTCCACTATCAATGCGCTCAATAAGTTACCGAAGCTGGCAGACACCCTCGACAACATGGATATGACTAAGTTCACCAGTCAGATTCAGCAGTTGTCTACGGCTCTTGCTCCGCTGACAAATCAGCTCGATGCTGTGACTGCGGCGTTCAATCGTCTTCCTATGAACATTCAGAGAGCTATTACCGTCACGAACAGAATCTCGCAAGAGAACAATAAGGCGGCAAATAGTTACATGAATCTGTATGCCAAAATCAAAATGGCTATGGGTGCTGTTCGTACTGGTGCGAGAGTTATCGCTTCGTGGATAACACAGTCCAACCAGTACATTGAGGATTTGAACCTGTTTACCGCTTCTATGGGTAAATACGCAGAGGAAGCACAGAACTACGCAGAAGCAGTCAGCGAAGCTCTCGGTATCGACCCGGGCGAGTTCATGCGAAGTCAAGGTGTGTTCAACACCATCATTAGCGGTTTCGGCGTGGCGAGCGATAAAGCGTACCTCATGTCCAAGAACCTCACACAGCTCGGCTACGACATTTCTTCGTTCTTCAACATTTCGTTTGAGGACGCAATGCAGAAGTTACAGTCGGGTATCTCGGGTGAGCTTGAGCCGCTTCGTAGACTGGGTTACGACCTGTCTGTTGCAAGACTGCAAGAGGAAGCTCTTGCTCTCGGTATCGAGAAAAAGGTCTCTGCTATGACACAGGCTGAAAAGTCGCAGTTGCGTTACTACGCAATTATGACACAGGTAACTACCGCTCAAGGCGATATGGCTCGTACTCTGAACGCTCCGGCGAACCAGCTTCGTGTTTTACAGGCACAGGTTACGCAGTGTGCAAGAGCTTTGGGTAATATCTTTATCCCGGCTCTGAACGCAATATTACCGTATGCAATCGCTTTGGCGAAGATTGTCCGTATGCTGGCAAACTCTATCGCAAGTCTGTTCGGATTCAAACTCCCGGAGGTGGATTATTCCGGCATTTCTGCTGGTGCTTCTGCGGTTGGCGATTTGGCTGACAACGCCGGGGACGCTTCCGATGGACTGGGTAAAGCCGGGAAAGCGGCTAAGAAGCTGAAAAATGCTCTGCTCGGTATTGACGAGCTGAACGTCCTGTCTAAAGACGATAGTTCCAGTGGAAGCGGTAGCGGCTCGGGTGCTGGTATCGGCGGTGGGGATTTAGGTATCGACCTTCCTACCTACGATTTCCTCGGTGAAGCAATCACTTCCAAGGTTGACGAAATCGTTCAGATGATTAAGGACGCTATGTGGGAAATCACGGCTGTTATCAGCGGATTCTTACTGGCAATCGGTACTATCCTTGTTGTCACTGGTGCGAACATTCCTCTCGGTCTCGGTCTCATGGCTGTTGGTGCTGTCGGTTTGGCGGCTACGGTAATGGCGAACTGGAACGGTATGTCGGAACGGTTGGCGAAGGTACTCACCCTCGTTACCGGGGTGCTGGGTGGCTTCCTGTTGGCTATCGGTGCTTTCCTTGTATTTTCGGGTGTAAATGTACCGCTCGGTGCTGGTCTCATGGTGGCTGGTGCGGCGGCTCTCGGTACTGCGGCTGTAATTAACTGGAAGTTCCTCAACGGAGACCTGTCGAACGCTCTGTCCATTCTCACGGCAATCGTGAGCGGTGCATTGCTGGCTATGGGTGCATTGTTCGCCTTTACTGGTGTCGATGTTCCTCTCGGTATCGCATTGATGGCGGCTGGTGCTGTCGGCATGGTTACAGCAATCGGTCTTAACTGGGATTCGATGTCCGACCCTCTCCGTAGGACAATCGGTATGCTCGAAACCATTGTCGGAAGTGCATTACTGACATTCGGTGCAATTCTCGCTCTGACAGGTGCAAACATTCCTCTCGGTATTGCGATGATTGCCGCTGGTGCGGTTTCTGTTGCTTCGGCAGTAGCCTTAAACTGGAACTCCTTAACAGGTGACGTTCAAGAATCCGTACTAAGCATTGTGGCTATCGTGAGCGGTGCTTTAATCGGTGTCGGTGCAATCCTCGCTCTTACAGGCGTTGCAACCGGGCTGGGTATTGCGATGATTGCCGCTGGTGCTGTCGGTCTTGCCGCAACGGTCGGTTTGAATTGGAATAGTATGCCGGACAGTATCAGAAAGGTTACTACGAAGATTCTTCTCATTGCTGGGGCGGCTTCCATTGCCATAGGTATGATTCTCGCTTTCACAGGAGTTGCAACTCCTCTCGGCGTAGGTCTTATCCTTGCTGGTGCGGCGGCTCTCGGTACGGCTGTGGCTCTTAACTGGGACACTTTGACAAACAAGCTAAAGGGCGTAACTACTAAAATACTTGCTATTGCTGGTGCGGCGGCTCTTGCAATCGGTATCATTCTTGTTTGTACCGGGGTTGGTATTCCTCTCGGTATCGGACTGATATTATCGGGTGCGGCGGCTCTCGGTACAGCAGTAGCTATTAACTGGGACACCATCAAAGAAAAAATCAAGGGAGTATTCTCTAAGATTAAATCTATGGCTGGTTCTCTCGGAAAACTCGCTATCGGTCTTATGTTGTGTCTGACAGGTGTTGGTATTCCTCTCGGTCTTGCTCTCATTGCAGATGGGGTCAAGGACTTCGCTACTGGAAAACCTGTTAGCTGGGATTCGATGGTGAGCGGAATCAAGGAAGCTCTCGGAAACATATCTGACGAGTGGAACAAATTCAAAAAGAAGGTTAAGAACAGCAAGCCTGTTCAATTCCTTGCCGAAGTAAAAAACAATGCTTCGGAATGGTGGGACAACGTGAATGAGTGGTGGTCTGACAAGACGAAAGACGGTCTCTCTCTTGAAACTGGCGTAAAGCTCGTGAAAGATGGCTGGTCTTCTGTGAAGAACTGGATTGGTAACATTCCGGCTGTGAAACAGGGTGTCGGGCTTCTGAAATCCGGCTGGTCTACCGTGAAAAACTGGATAGGCAACATTCCTACCGTAGACCAAGCTGTCACACTCGCAAAGAGTGGCTGGCAGACGGTCAAGGGCTGGATTGGCAATATCCCGGGAGTATCGCAAGCAGTAAGTCTTGCGAAGTCCGGCTGGAACTCTGTAAGAGAGTGGGTCGGCAATATCCCGGTTGTAAGTCAAGGAATTTCGTTGCTGAAATCCGGCTGGACAACGGTTAAGAACTGGGTCGGTAATATCCCTACTCTGTCCCAAGCAATCAATCTCATTAAGAGCGGCTGGCAGACAGTAAAGGGCTGGATTGGTAACATTCCTACCCTGTCCCAAGCAATCAGCCTTATCAAGAGTGGTTGGACTACGGTTAAGAATTGGATTGGAAATATCCCGGTTCTTTCTCAAGGTATCAGCTTACTCAAGTCGGGTTGGACTACGGTTAAAAACTGGATTGGTAACATTCCTACGCTTTCGCAAGGAATCTCGTTACTGAAATCCGGCTGGTCTACCGTAAAGAACTGGATTGGTAGTCTTCCTGTTATCGCTCAAGGTATTTCGCTTTTCAAGTCCGGGTGGACAACGATTAAGAACTGGATTGGTAGCCACACCGTAGGTGTCGGTATCTCTCTATGGAAAAACGGTTGGAGTTCTATCTCGAGTTTCGTTGGTACTTCGGTATCTGTCGGTATCTCGCTTTTCAAATCCGGCTGGACTTCTATTAAGAAGTTCTTCGGACTGGCGAACGGCGGTATCGTGGGTGCAAACGGCGGCGTGAAGATGTTCGCTTCCGGCGGTATCATCACTCCGAATATGTGGAAAGCAATGCCGAAATATGCTGGCGGCACGAACCGGGCGCATGGCTCTATGTTCGTTGCTGGTGAGAGCGGCGCAGAGCTGGTGGGTCATGTAAATGGTACTACCGAAGTGTTGAACCGATTCCAGCTTGCTTCTGTCATGCACAGCTCCATCGTGAGCGGTATGGCACAGTTCTCCGGGTACTGGCAGTCCATGTCTCGAGACATTGTGACTTGTGCGAACGGTATTATCAATGCCGTTGTCGTAAGTACCGCCGGAATCAATGACAACCTTGTGCTGGCTTCGGCAAGCGGTTATGACCCTTATAACTCGCTGGCACAGACGGTGTACGAAGATTCCAAGAAATCCTATGACGGTGCATATTCCGATGATTCGTGGTCTCGCAATATGCGTGAGTTCTACCACGAGTATGTTGAGCCTACTCTCAAGGAAATCGCTACCGATACCAAGAGACAGGCAGACAAGAAGGAACAGACCATCGTAAAGGTCGGCAACCGTACAATCAATGACGCTGTTACCACGCAGAAGGAAGCGAACGGTTTCAGCTTCACCGAGTAAAGGAGGTGTGTAGCGATGGCATATTTAGCGATAAATGGTTATGAGCTACCACCTTGTAAACGAGGTGTGAGCGTGGTCGTAACCACCGTAGTTGACAGCGGACGAGACGCTAACGGTGCTGTTGTGGGTCAAAGAGTTGGGCGAGACCAGTACAAGATAGATGGGCTTGAGTGGGCGTGGCTCACGGCGGCTCAATGGGAACGGATTCTCTCTATCTTGAGCAATTTCTTTGTCTATGTCGAATTTAATGACCCTGTAACAAACAAACGCAAAACCGTAAGAATGTACTGCGGAGACCGTACAGGAGAACCCTACTGGGTTACAGAAGACGGTACTCCAACGCATTATCGGAATTGCAAGGTAAATCTTATCGACACTGGCGAGTAAAGGAGGGGTTTTATGCAGAAAGTATCGAAAGCATACAAGGAAAGCATGAAGTCCTCTCTCCGTGAGAGAGCATACATTATGATTTCTTTCGGACTTGTGAACCAAGAAGCACAGGCGAAAGCTACGGTCGATGATGGCAGTTATGCCTACTACTCGAACAAGGACAATATCTTCGGAGAGCATATTGACGATACGGTCTATGCCACTCTCGAGGAGGAGTTCACGAAAGTAGATGGCTCTATGTTCTTTCTCCCTCGGGCTACCGAGGGAGGGAGATACTATGATACCGGGATTGTCTCGGACAAGTTGGTTTCCGAAGCTCGATGTGAAGTGGTTATCAGCTTGAACACAATCGCAACGGATTTCAAGGGTCTCACGATTAACTTCGGTGAGAATTACCCGGTTGATTTCGATATTGTCGGAAGTACCGGGCAGATCATTGAGTTCAGAGGGAATACGAAATCAAAGTGGAGTACCGAGGAAGTATTGGAAAATACAACCTATATCAAGCTGGTGTTCTACAAGATGAAGCACCCTCAAAGCCGCTTGCGTATCTACTCTATTATGTTCGGTTACGGACTTGTATATTACAACGATTCTGTTATGAGTTCAGCTCTTGACAGTTATGTTTCCCCTATCGGGGCTGATGTTCCGCAGTTCGATTTTTCGGTCACACTGAAAAACTACGACCACTACTTCAATGTGGATAACCCGAACTCGGCTATCAACTACCTCGAGACAGGACAGGAAATGGATATTATGTACGGTTATCAGACCCCGGGGTCTGACACTATCGAGTGGATTCAAGGAAACCACCTGTGGTGTTCCGAATGGGAAAGTGACGATAACACGGCTACAATCCGTTGCCAAGACATTTTCCGCAACATGGACGGTGAGTATGTGAAGGGTCTGTATAGTGCCGTTGGTAAGAGCTACTACGCACTGGCAGAGGAGATTTTGAAGGACGCTGGGATTTCCGAGTATTACATCGACCCACGTTTGAAGAAGCTCTACTCTAACAACCCGATTCCGAGAGTGAAATACAAAGAAGCGTTGCAGATTATCGCAAATGCCTGTCGATGTGTTCTCACCCAGTCTCGAGACGGTAAGGTTCAAATCAAGTCGAATTTCATGCCGAGTGCTTCCATCGCAACCAACGGCGAGGAGACCTACTCCAATGCCGCAAACGTGCTGACGGACACACCGAAGGTTGAATACGCAACCCTCGCCGGGAATTATACCCCTACCGATGGTACGATGTTCTTCCTTCCAAGAAACGGCAAGGCGGCTCTGACAACCGGGTATGTCTCGAAGGAAATCTCCGGGGCAAACGGAACATTCACAAAGAATCCTATCGTTACTATTACGATGGAAGCTATTCGAGCTTATTACGGTTTGAAGCTGGTCTTCGGTACAGCTCTCCCGGCGGCGTTCACCATCAGAACGTACAAGGGTGGCGAGCCTGTAAACGAGTACCCGGTTGAGAAGGACGAAATCAGCACTACTTCGATTATTCTTCGAGATTTCGATGATTTCGATGTGATGAAGATTGAGTTCACCAAAACCGCAGAACCGTACAACCGTATTGTGCTGAACTATTTCAGTTTGAGCGATGTTGTGGATTTCACCATGAATCGCCGGGACATGACCTCCTCCCCGAGAGCTATCAAACAGGAGCTTATCAAAGAGGTTATCGTTCCGTGTTACACCTACCAAGAGAATAATCTAGAAGAAAACCTTGTCTATGAGGACATAGATGTAGTCGCTGGTGAGGTCGAGACTTATTACATTCAAGACCCTTCCTACGGCTATAAGGTGAAGCTCGATGAAGTCGAGGGTAAGGCAACCGTAGTGGCATGGGGTAACTACTTCGTTACTATCAAATTCAATGTCACTGGCTCGTTTAAGCTCGAGGTACAGGGTTATCGGTACAAAATTGTTGAGAAGTACGCTACGGTGTCTCTCAATGCTCGTGGCAAGACAGTCAAGTGGAAGAATCCTCTGATAAGTAATACCACGATGGCGAATGAGCTTGCCGCATGGCTGGCTGATTACTACACAGCCGGAATCGAGTACGAATACGATACTCGAGGAAATCCCGAGCTGGACGCTACCGATATTGTGTACCAAGAAAACGAGTTCCACGATGGTATGAGGGTAAATATCTACCGTCACACTGTCAATTTCAAGCAAGCATTTTCGGGTCGAGTAACCGCCCGAAGGATTGGAGGTTAAAATGTCGTGGTCTACACCGAAAACCGATTGGAACGGTGAGACTGTCGATGGTGTTTACACCGGGGACAGATTCAACGCCGTGGACTTCAATCGAATTAAGAACAACCTCGAATACCTCCGTGAGTTGGCTATCAAGATGTATGACGAGTTCGCTATTCAGTCTGTCGGAAGCGATAAGACCGTAAAGGACTACTTCTACGCTGATGAAATCAATGCGCTGGAAGCGAACCTCGTCACCATCAATACCCACAGTCTCAAGAGGTCTTACGGTACTGCTCCTACCTATGCCGCCAATGGTAACACGATGGATTTCAAAGAACTCAATCGTTTGGAGGGAGCAATCCTTGACCTTTACGACAGGCTCACCAATGAGAGTGAGGGAAGGAGGACATTCACATGGAATTTTGGTATGAAGGGAGGGTTATAAATGGCGTGGAAATTACTTCCTACTGATTATACGGACGCTGTTTGGAGTGGACTGAAAAAGTACACACAGGTCGATAACTCCGATGGTACGGTATCGTTCCAAGACGTTACGACCTACACCAGCAAGGAGAAATCCTTCTTCGGTGCAAAAGACGCTAACCGTATGAACGAAGCTCTGAACTACATCATGTCTATGCTGGAAAACGGCACGAACTTGTATGAGGAGTTTCAGACCTACTTCACCACGCAAAAGGAGCTTTTCAAAAGCTCGGGTGATAGTTCTTATCAAGAGCTGACCCAGTATTTCGTCAACCTCAAGGCACAGGGCGATTCGTCTTTGGCGCAAATCGAAAAGACCTATGAGGAACACATGACTACCTACGAGGGCGAGCAGACTGCGGCATTTAACACATGGTTTGCTGGTATCAAAGGTAAGCTGAACGAGGATATTGCCGGAAGTCTGCAAAATCAGATTACCGAAGTAGACGAGCGTTTGGCGGCACTGGAACACATGACCTTGAAGAACCTTTTCACTGTACCTGTTGCGATTGACAACACTGGTACTACACTTCTTGCTGACGATTTGGGTAATGCAATCGTGGCAGATTGGAAATATAAGGAGGAATAAAAATGAGTGCAATCAGTATTGAAACCAAGAAAGTGACGGAACTCACGGCGTTCACCACACCGACCGATTCGTGTCTGATTCCGATTCACGATGGCACAGGCTTGAAGAAAATCACCTTTGCCAATTTCAGAACCAAGGCGGTTGAGGGTACGGAAGCGAAAATCGCTCCTCTGCTCTTTAATAACGCCGGGGCGCACAATGCAATTTACCGTGGTAAGTCGCTGGGTAGCACCGTGACTACCGCCCAGTATGCCGCTATCAAGGCTGGTACATTCGATGATTTGTACATCGGTGACTACTGGACTATCGGCGGTGTCAACTACCGTATTGCGGCGTTCGATTACTACCTCAACAGTGGTGATACGAGCTGTACTACCCACCATGTAGTTATCGTGCCGGACACTTGCCTGTACAACGCACAAATGCACAACACCAGCTCCGGCAGTTACGAAAGTGGTGCGGCAAATACTACGGCTGGCGGCTATGTCGGCTCGGATATGTACAAGAGCAATCTCGAACAGGCTAAGACCACTATCAAGGGTGCGTTCAGCGGTCATGTTCTGAAACACAGAATCTATCTGACGAACGCTGTTGCGAATGGTCGTGCTTCCAACGGCGCATGGTGCGATTCCGAAGTTGACCTTATGTGCGAGCAGATGGTCTACGGCAGTGGTATTTTCTCCCCTGTTTCTGACGGTAGCAATGTCCCGGCTAACTACCGTGTAGAGAAATCCCAGTTGCCGTTGTTCCAGCACGAGCCGAGCAGAATTTGCAACCGTAATAACTGGTGGTTGAGGGACGTTATTACCGCTTCCGCTTTCGCCCTTGTCGGCGACGACGGTATTGCGGACTACTACGCCGCTTCCGATTCTCTTGGCGTTCGCCCGGCTTTCTGTATATCTTAAATCTGCGCCCCCTTGTGGGGCGCACAAGGAGGTTTATTAACAAGTGTCTGTATTGAAATCGAAACGAAAACCGTCACAGTTTGAGGTATTTCACCACCTCAACAAAATGCGTAAGGAGGTCACGGATTTACTGCTCCGTGATTTCGGGTACGACCTCGACAAAGCCGTGAAGAAAGTCGAAACGACCTTCGGCGGCAGACCGTATGAGGAGTTATCACCCGATGAAAAAGTCCGATATGAAAAGCTCATGGAAAAGAACACTGCGTTTGCAGAATGGTTCATCGCAGACGAGCGAAAAGTGATTGTTGATTGTCTGCGTAGTATCACCGAGGAGGTATATGTTGCAAACAGCATTTACCCAACCTACCGGGAAGAACTGGTTGAACGTAGAGTTCACCAAGACCGAGCAGTCGGACAGTGTTATAGGCTCACACAGGAATTGCAGTATGCTATCGAGACCCTTCCTGTTGATGTGAACAAGTACCTTCGTTTCGCTGAAATGATACAGACTGAAATAAACCTTCTTAAAGGTTGGAGAAAGTCTGACAACAAGTTCAAGTCGGCTCTCCAAGAGGGTAATCTCTGATTCCGCTTCCAATTTCGCCAATGTCAACAACAACGGTAATGCGAACTACAACAACGCTTCCAATTCTAATGGCGTTCGCCCGGATTTCGATTCTGTGATTGAGTAGCCTATCGAGCGTTTCACAGACAGAGAAAGGAGAGATTATCCTTCCGTATGGTAAATACTAAATGCGACACCTCCTATTACGATAGACGAGGTTATCAGCGCAAGATATTTGATGGAAATGTTCTTTACGAAAGTAAAGCTAAAGCAATGAAAGGTAGTGATTGGAAACCACAGGTACAGAGGTTTAACATGACCTATCTGTTGGAGTTATCGAAAATGCAACGAGACCTTGAGAACATGGAGTATGAGTTCTTACCAACTACAAACTTCACCTTGCATGAACGAGGAAAGCTCCGGCGTATTACAGGTGAACAGGTTCAAGACAGAATCGTGAAACACGCTCTCTGTGACGAGGTTCTGAATCCTCTGATTGAACCTCACCTCATTTATGACAATGGAGCAAGCGTTGTCGGAAAAGGTATCGCTTTCACTCGTAAGAGGTTGCTCACCCACCTTCGGAAATACTATGCACAGCATGGTAGCAATGAAGGGTACATTCTTCTGATAGACTTCTCAAAATACTACGACAATATCAGACATGATGTGTTGTTGAAGCTGTTTGAGCAGTATGTCGATGATGAACACGCCTTATGGCTTCTGCGGAAGACCATAGAACGCTCAAGGGTCGATGTATCGTACATGAGCGATGAAGAATACGAACACTGTCTCGACAGGCTGTTTGATTCTCTCCTCTATCAGTATATGAACCCAAAGCTGTTCACAGGCGAAAAGTTCATGGGAAAGCACCTCAATATCGGAGACCAAGTGGCACAGACCGCCGGAATCTCTTACCGAATACGAATTGATAACTATGTCAAAATCGTTCGAGGTGTGAAATTCTACGCTGGCTACATGGACGATAGTTATGCTATCCACGAGAGCAAAGAGTTCTTACAGGAGCTTCTTGAGGATATTATCGAGATAGCGAACGAACTCGGAATCACGGTCAATACCCGGAAGACGAGAATCTGTAAGCTCTCCGAGCATTGGCGATTTCTTCAAGTTCAATACTCTCTAACGGACACCGGGAGGGTGATTCAGAAAATCAATCCCAAACGGCTTACCGCAATGAGACGGAAAATGAAGAAACTCGCTCCGAAGCTAACAGAAAAGGAGTTTACGGACTTCTATAAGAGTTGGTTTAAGAATCATTACAAAATAATGAGTAAGAAACAACGAAGTAACATGGACACCCTATTCAATCAATTAAAGGAGGTAACAAAATGTACACTATCACCCTCGCCAATGGCAAAAAGCTGACCGGGCTGGATATGAACGGCACGAACTATGTCAGTAAAGAAAAGGTGGACGAGACTATCTTCAAAGATAATCTCTCTACTATGAAGGTCTCCGATGGGGAGACCGAGACTACCTACACTGATATGGTCTTCATTCAGCAGATGGAATGGGCTGACGGCACTTTCTATCTTGCGTTCCGTGAGAAGACCAAAGAAGAGAAGCTGGTAGCCGCTCTCAACGCAACCTCTAATAGTATCACCGATGTACAGGTGGCACTTGCAGAAGTATATGAAATGGTTTTAGGAGGTAACTAATTATGGCTAAGATTTACGTTGCACTGATTCGCAAAGGTCTCAAGACCATTGATGATGTACCCGAACAGCTCCGTGAGGAAGTCAAGAAGCTGTTAGAGGAATAATCATGCTGTGGCGCATTTTGCTATGGCTCAACAGGAAGGAGGTGGATAATATGGCAGTTATCTATGTGGCACTCATTATCAAGGGTAAGCGTACTTACGCAAGCGTTCCGGCTGTTCTCAAGGAACAGGTAAAGGAAATGCTCATTGACCTTGAGCTGGAAGACCTTATCACGGAATAAGGCGGCATGAGGGAGGGTCGCTCCCGGCTCTCCCTCACATTCTAAAAGAGGAGGACAAGAAATGTGAGCATTGAGTTCAATCAGATTCTTACCTTCGTCTCCGTTGTTGCCGCCGTGTACTTTGCTTTCAAAAGCAATAGTCGAGCCAATAATGACGAGGTGAGCAAGAAAGCACAGGTTGACGCTATTCTGTCTCAAAAGCTGGATTCTATCAGTGATGATACGAAAGAAATCCGCAAGGAAATCACAGACGTTAAGGTCAAGGTCAACGACCTGTCCGAGCGTGTCGTGATGGTTGAGCAGTCTACGAAATCCGCACACCACCGACTTGACCGATACGAGGAAGAAGAAGAAATCTACCACGGTAAGCCAAGAAAACGATGGTGGGTATGAAAGGGGTGATACCCGATGAACCATTCAGATTTTGTCAAAACCGTTGCGGCGTATATCAAGAAGTACGCCCCGATGTACGGAATCGAGGTCGTGTCACCTATCATCGCTCAAGCGGTGTTAGAAAGTGGCTACGGCACTTCCGAGCTGGCTGTAAACGCTCATAACTACTTTGGTCTGAAATACCGGGAAGGTCGTTGCAAGACCTGTATCGGTATCTATCACAAGGTCGGTAGTGAGCAGAACGCAGACGGCAGTTACACCAGTTCTGCTATGCAGTGGTGTAAGTTCAAGGATATGGAAAACGGAGTTATCGGCTACTTCGATTTCATCAACATTCCGAACTATAAAAACCTCAAGGGTGTTACCGACCCTCGGAAATACCTTGAGAATATCAAAGTCGATGGTTATGCTACGTCTCACAAGTATGTGGACAACCTCATGCGTGTTATTGAGACATGGCATTTAACCGATTATGACAAGAAGGAGGAAACAAAAATGAGCAACAGTCCTTTGGTGGTCTACACCAAGCTCTCCCCGAACCATTCCGGGCAGAGAACCCATTCTATTGACCGTATCACGCCGCATTGTGTAGTAGGTCAGCTCTCCGCAGAGAGTATCTGTGGCTGTTTTATCAGCACTTCTCGACAGGCGAGCTGTAACTACGGTATCGGCACTGACGGTCGTATTTCCATGAGCGTTGAGGAGAAAAACCGTTCGTGGTGTTCTTCCAGTCGTGAGAACGACCAGCGAGCAGTCACTATCGAGTGTGCGTCTGACAAGACCGCTCCGTATGCGTTCAATGACGCTGTGTATGCGTCCCTCGTGAACCTGTGCGTTGATATTTGTCAGCGTAACGGTAAGAGCAAGCTCTTGTGGCTGGGCGATAAGAATAAGACCCTTGCCTATGCACCGAAGTCCGATGAAATGGTACTGACGGTACATAGATGGTTCGCCAACAAATCTTGCCCGGGAGACTGGCTGTACAACCGTCTCGGCAACCTTGCCGCAGAGGTCACTAAGCGTCTCACAGGCGGCTCTACCGACACTGGTAAGGTAGATGTACCCTCTGACGGTAAAACGCTGTACAGGGTGCAGACAGGGGCGTTCTCGAAGCGTTCCAACGCTGACGCATGGGCGGCAAAACTGAAAGCCGCTGGCTTCGACACCTACATCGTACAGATGGGCAATCTGTACAAGGTACAGGTCGGTGCTTACAGTCAGAAGTCCAATGCCGAAAACATGATGGCGAAGCTGAAAGCCGCTGGCTATGACGCTTTTATCACTACCAAGTCCGGCACTGCGGCTGGTACTGCGAAGAAATCTGCGGCTGAAATCGCCAAGGAAATCTACAACGGTACTTGTTCTGATTCTCGCTGGTCTTCGTGGGGCAACGGTTCAGACCGTGTAAATCGTCTGAAACAGGCTGGTTATGACCCGAGCGAAGTGCAGTCCGAGGTCAATAAGCTGTTTTAACCCAAGTAGTAAAAGTAGTTGAAAATCGGTTTTTGCATAAACTTTTTATAGATACGCGCGTATATAGAGGAAGTTATACGAAAAAAGCCAAGAACAACTACTTTAACTACTTCAAACATCAATTTTAAGGAGGAAATCAACATGATTAACTGGAAAGTGCGTATCAAAAACAAGAGCTTTTGGATTGCTCTGATTCCGGCGGTGCTTTTGCTGGTACAGGTGATTGCCGCTGTCTTTGGTTACACCCTCGATTTGGGTGAGCTGGGAGACAAGCTGTTGGCAGTCGTAAACGCCCTGTTCGCAGTCCTCACGATTCTCGGTATCGTGACTGACCCGACCACTGCTGGCATTGGAGATTCCAAACAGGCTCTTACTTACGAGACACCTAAAAAAGAGGACGAAGTTTAACCTACGTCCTCTACTATGAAAACAAATCCGACACAGTGCTTAACGAAAAAGAATGAGTTCGGATTTGCACTATTTGGTGGGCCGTGAGGGATTCGAACCCCCACTCAAGCGGTTATGAGAAAGCATCGCTGGTAAAAATTTCGGAATCACCGTAAAATTTTGTTGGTATTCCACAAATAAGAGCAACTGATTTTAGATAATGTGTAGTAATTTTCGCAGCGTTTCTCAACCAAAATGTGGGGCCGTAGATGAGTTGGTAGATGAGTTTCGATGGAAATACACAATAAAAAACACGAGTTTAACCGCCAAAAGTATTTCACCCCAGCGGAAACATATCGGTATAATATCATTTCACTAGCGAAATATCAATACAGTTAGAAAAAACCGCCATCAAAGATTATCCGTATAGGTGCGATACGCTACCACTGCATCGCGATGTATACTTTTCCATTGGGTAACGGAATGTTCGCGGGTTTTGTGAGTCCCGGTCTTGTATATAATACGCCTATAGATTTGTTTGTACTCAGAAATTGATGGTGAAATTTCTTTTATAGTTGATTCAATCTGTTCAATGGCATGAGGAATATCAGAACCCTTTAACTCGATATAATAGGCGTGCTTCTTTGTATCGTTTAAGAGGAGCCAATCGCAGCGGATTTTGGGATTTTTTTTAGGAAAAACTTCGCCATCAACCTTGAATTGGCGAACTTCATCATGTGAGGAGTTTTTTCCTTCGTGCTTGCATCCGTTTTCAGAAGAAACAAACGATGACTGCTTTCCTTCGCAGTGGGGAGAGTATTTATTGATGTTCGTCATTGTCGTTAGCCTCAAAATTTTGCTCAATGATATAGTCACTTATTGCGTTAATATCATCGGATGCTTTGTCAATCAGTTCATTACGAATTAAAACAAGGTCCTCACTAGCGTCTAATGCGTCTGTAATATGTCCCTCGGAAATATAACTGGCACTTGTCGCTTTGGGGAAAAGCCAATATCTCTTGCGCAGTTTTTGTTTTACTTTGTCGGCGGCCGCGTCACTGCACTGCCCGGCTTGCAACATATAATTAAATGTACCAAGCAGATAGGGGCTATGCGTAGTAATTAGTTCAGCATTTTTCCCTTCATTCAAGAAAGCTCCTAACAGTTCGCCAATACTTTGCTGTGAACTGGGATATAAATGCGATTCGGGCTCTTCAAGAATTAAAAAGACGCGCTTATCCTCAACAAGATAGTAAAACAGAAGATTGAATACCCAAACAATTTCCTGCTGCCCGGAAGATGCAAAGTTAATTTTGATGTACTTCCGATTGTCTAAGTACAGCCGTTCCTCGCCATCAACATAACGATAACTTCCGCCAAGAACATCATTTGCCTTATCGCTGAGCAGACGGATGACGGGGCTATTCTTTTTGAACTTTCTAAAAGCTTCAGTATCAACAGAATTTGAAACCATAGCAGTATAACCTGCAATTCCAGAAGAAAAAAGAGGTTTGATTTTCAGAATGGTTTCAATATATCTTTTTGTGACATAATCGATTTGCCGAAGCTGTGAACCTTCCAGCGAAGTAAAAATATAATTCATTTGTTCGCTAAGAAGGGTAATCAAATTGCGACCAGCAGGAATAAACACAGTCTCATACGGATCATTCAACGTTTTTGCCAGTTCGCGTTCCCAATGTTCTCGGTTGCTAGGTTGCATATCGAGAAAGATGGACTCATCTAAAGTTTCAAAAAGAGCGATGAATCCATCGGAGAATCGAATGTTAATGAAATTCCGACCATAGTGTTCGGTGTCTTCGGAAAGGCTGACATGAAGCGCCATACGGCTATTTCCGTATGTGTAATCCAGCGCCATATCAGATGGCATAATCCATGATGTGCCAAAGATTTGTAAAAACTTATCTTTCATACGCGCTTGCATAGCGCTTTTCCAATTTGAAGCACCCGAAACAGCCTTGGATGGACCGCCTTGCATCATTATGTTTAGGATGTCTTGCTTGATGGATCGGCTGTAATAAATGGCTTTCGCGATGGTACTTTTTCCGTTTGATTGTGGTCCGGTAAACACATTGAATTGATTTATATCTAATGTGCATTCAATAATTGGACCAAGATTCTTTACGTGAATTGTATGCATTACAAATTCCCTCTTTATAGCAATGTGTGCAAAGAAAACAAATGGGACGCAAATGGGCTTCGATTAGAACTGCCCGGCAAGGGTTCGCTTTATAAACTCTTCCTCAGTTTGTACAAAGTCATATGGCGCGTACTCGCCATAGGCTTCGGGGCGGCTGATTGTCATAATCTCTACACCGGTATTCCCAAGGGCTTCATTCAGCGCCCATTTCAAATCGGCTAAATGTTTCCCATGTACGGTTTCAAATGCTATGCAGCCGTGGGCATAGCGGTCTTTAGCAATAACGTAACACATTTTTTACCTACTTAAAGTAAATATACTATTCGATAAAATCAGAACGGCAATTCGGGTTCCGGCTCTTCAACTTGAATGTCCGCTATTTTGGCAATAAAATTGTTTAGTACAAGAGCCTGAGATTGTGGTGTCGATGCACGAAACCAGTCCAAAAAATTTCTGACTGTTTCGTTTGGAATACACACTCTACTATTGTAACGAAAGCCGCAGTCAACAACACTGCTAATCACGTCAGCATTCTTTTGGATAGCCGTTTCAAACAGATTTGTTGTAAGCGCTTTTTCCAATCTTGAAATAAAAATGGAGCAGTCTGTATTGAAGCGAGGGTCAGCCATATAAGAGGTTAAAGATCTATAAACTAAATTGGTGAAATCTTGATAGATTTTCCTGTCCTCATCAGATATAGGCATATAAAGGAAGTTGTGCTTTCCAATAGCTTCCCGTATGGCAGCAAAACTTTCAAATCGGTTTTCAGGCTTTCTCTCCATCATTTTATCTAGGATGTCGTTGTAGGAATAGTCCGTCCGATCACAGTCTTCTGCATTATCGATTAACCGACCAAACAATTCTGCCAGATAAAACATATCTGTAAGGCTGGTGTAGATGCCTTCATAATATTCCTGCGGCAAAGTATCGGATGTAGCACGATTAATATCTGCCGCAAGGCTGTCAATATCGCCATCATCTGCCTTTGAAGCAATCTTTCCAATGCCAAAATCTATTATTTTCACGGTTCCATTCTTATCTATAAGGATGTTACCTTCACGGATGTCTCGGTGAATGACACCGTGTGCTTCTATATAACAAAACGCATCGATAAGCTGAAGGAAAATGTCATCCAGTGTGATTTCTTCAAGCGGCGCAACATAGTCGCCAATGAATTCACCAATATTCTTTCCGTCAATGTACTCCATAAGAATATAGCCTGTATGAATGTTCTCGTATGCATAATAGTTATAAATGCGGACGATATTTCTATGGTTCAGCTTATAGAGAATCTTGATTTCGTCAAGAAAATTCTTATAAAATTGTTCCTTGATTTCATCATACTCCGGCTCATATTTCTTGGCGACAAACAATTCGTCAATAAAAGGATCTTGAAGCAGGACCGTTTTCCCGAACGATCCGCCGCCTAAATCATTGTTGACCATAATATAATCCTTCTGCTTGACAAAAGGAATAATATCCCCGTTTTGTTTGGTAACAGCCATATTCAGCCCTCCTGTTTCCTAATCCTTTTTCAGCATCGTCCTCGGCAATTGCGCCCGCATCCGCATTCCCATCCACAAATTCAATTCAAGGATTTCGATACCGCAGACATCAACAACTTGTCTGCAATAATCCTATTGTTCATTGCTACTGACATATACTAAGTATAAACTTTTTTCTGCGAAATAACAACATTAAAATTTGAAAGAAGTCATATCGTAAAGTAGAGTGTCGGAGTCAGTTACTTTTTACTATTGAAAGCGTGACAAATTGTCACGTTTTCAATAGTGAACTATATCAAGGCAAATTTGATAGCTCGACATAGACGACGGAGAATGCTTGACAAGAAAAAGGAACATTTGTACTATACAGAAAATAATCTGGCTGGTCGAAAGCCCCTGGTCTACCGAACAGCGGGGAATTTCCCAGCTATTTTTATTTCTGTGACTGGTAAAGAAATTTCCGGCGAGGGAGACTTATTCTCCCCCGCTGTTTATTATAGATTCCCGAAAGATTTGAAAAGAAAGAAGGTATTTCCCATGAGCATCATTATCGGCATCGACCACGGCTACTACGCCATCAAAACAGCCCACTGCTCGTTCCCGGCAGGACTGACAAGCTACGGAGAACACGAACCCTACACCCGCCAAGGACTCTTAGAGTTTGGCGGGTGCTTTTTTG